ATGAAAGTCCTTGTTTTATTTGTGTCATGTGCACGAGAAATACTTGCTGAAATGACTTGTAGCCAGCATGATTTCTGCATGAAATCATCTGCCATGCTCCTTGCTTCTCTACTCACTCTATGTGCTGCAGCCTCTGCTTCAGAGATCCAGTGCAAGGTTGTTGCTGTCGCAGATGGCGACACAGTGACGTGCCTTGCTGATGGTCATCGGCAGATCAAAGTCCGGCTGGCCCAGATCGATGCACCTGAAAAGGATCAGCCATTTGGGCAACGGTCAAAGCAGTCGCTATCCGATCTGGTCTACGGAAAAGCTGTCACTCTCAACGAAGACACTACCGACAGATACGGACGCACTGTCGGCACCCTCATTGTCGACGGCAAAGACGCGAATCTCATCCAAGTGCAGACTGGAATGGCATGGACATACAAGCAGTATGCTCGCGACCCAGCCTATTTCAGGGCAGAGAATGAAGCCCGTGCTGCTCGTCGTGGCTTGTGGTCAGATCCAGCTCCCATTCCTCCGCAAGACTGGAGACGCGGTAAAAAAGGGGAGGGTAGCCAAGCTAGGGCTACGCCAGCAGATAGTGCAGCCAGTATTGGCAGCAAAACAACATGCAGACAGATGACTTCATGTGATGAAGCAAAACGCTATCTGGCAGCAGGCCTCAAAAATCTAGATCGTGATGGAGACGGCATTCCATGTGAGTCACTGTGTCGTTGATAAGGTGGGATAATCAACCCTGACACGGGAATGCGCTATACATGCGTTAAATATGGATATGGTGGCATTCTTCCGGCATGACTAGTAACAGCAGAGGACACTCACTCTATGGATATCATTGAATCTATGAATATGATGCGGCGGCTTGAGTCGCTGCCAGAGATATACGACGCTGAAGATCAGTCGATAATTCGAACTTTGCATTCGTATTTTTCCGAAATGTACGAGATCGAGCTTCGCGATAAATCGGCCATTGAGAGCGGGGAGAAATCTTCTGATTACCTATCAAAGTCGATTTCCGAAAAAACAGTGATTCATAAGAAATATTGGAGTAACCCTGCCCTCTATTACGTTCCGTGTTCCATATGTGGAGAGCCAAAGCATGTCTGGAGTCTTTTAACCAACATCGAGATTTTTAGAAATGGCGATGACGAAAATCACCTATTTATTTTTTCTGCAAAACATCCTAACTCATGGGGTGGCGTTAACAACTTGGTTTATCTCCTAAAGGTCGTAGATGGGGCAATTAAGATTGAACACGAGTTTATGTAGCCATCAATTCATCATGCAATCGAATTCGTATAAAAATCTGCGCAGACTGGTAGATTTAAACCTCAGGATTTTTTGAATGGGAAAACAAATGGCAACTCGTGAAGGCATGAAGGATTGGGTAATCATTGCCCTTAAATCAATGGGGGGAAAGGGCTGGCCAAAAGATGTCGCCAAATACATTTGGGACCACTATGAGGATGAGCTACGAAAGTCTGGTGGGTTGCTTTATACATGGCAATACGATGTAAGGTGGGCTGCTCAAGCACTTAGAAATAGCGGAGTGCTAAAAGCTGTTTATAATCGACGAGACCTGCCTTGGGAGCTGGTTTGAACACACTATCTTATTTTTCACTCGATGGATTATCTCAACAGAGGTTGCTGCAGGGTTCCGTCACTCTCAGTTCAGCCATCTCTTAACTTAAATGTCAGCGTTCCAAGAGGCCAAATTGACCGCTTCTCGCGACTCCGTATTCCGCATACTGCATGCAGCCAGCCGCTTTGAGACAAAACAACACAAACGCATCAATAGCAGTAACAAGCATCGGCTCACGAATCGCTTTTTTATCTGGCTTATAGTTGTTCCGTTCGTTGTGGCACTTGCTTTGATCGCTATTATGTTCATGTTTGAACTTGAATGGCTGAAATTTCCGAGCTTGGTTATATTGATAATGGCGTATATTGGATTAATTGCTCATCCAATTATTTCCGCCATGGTCCATAGAAAGTTATTAATTACTACATTCAAGCATCCATTTGGGGCCTTGCTCAGAAATGCAGCTGCCACTGCGGCAGTGGATCTCAGATACTCGACAAAACTAGAACGAAAACCGTTGGCTTTGCTGGAAATTGTTTTTCTTGAGGTCAAGTCTGAGCGAGATTTTTTTGAACGTAGACTGGCGTTAATTATTGGGTCGATAGAGAAAATTGGAATTGTTCCAGGGTTGTTGGCCGCATTTCTATCTCTGCATCAGCTGCCAAGTAATTCGAACCAATGGGTACTTTCTCTGGCATACGCGACACCTGCCCTCTATTTCTTCGGTGCAATGGCGCATTTCTCATTAATGAGGCTCGATAGAATGAGCAAGCTTATCGAGCTGGTCATCAATCGTAAGAAAGCTGTTCTAACAACCCCGTCAAACGGGCAGTAAAAATCTTCGCTACAAGATCGAATTCGTGCAAAAAGAATCAATGGGTTAGGTTGTAAGACGCCACTTTGGACGCCAGTAATCACCCATGCAAAAAACCCGGGGGTTACCCCGGGTTTATCGCTTCCCATCACCAGTTGCGGATTATCAGCTCGCCCTTCCTGTCCTTGCTCCGGCCGGCGCCGCCGACGCTGTAGTTGATGTCCACCCGTTCGATGGTCAGTCCCTCGAACGCCTGACGCATCTCAGGGATGTCGTTGACCGAGATGATCATGTGCCCTTTGATACTCTTGGCCAGCTCGGACATGCGCTGGTACTGGTGCAGGTCGAACTCGACGCCGTAACCTTCCGTGCCCCAGTACGGCGGGTCGCAGTAGACCAATGTGTGTTCGCGGTCGTATTTCCTGATGCAGTCGGCCCAGTCCAAATTCTCGATATAGGTGCGGCTCAAGCGTAGGTGCGCAGCCGACAGGTCTTCCTCCAGGCGCAGCAGGTTGAGCCTGGGCGGTGCGGTAGCAGCGGTGCCGAACGTCTGGCTCTCGACCTTCGCGCCAAAACAGAGCTTTTGCAGGTAGTAAAAGCGTCCGGCTCGCTGGATGTCGGTCAAGATTTCTTCCGGTGTGATCTGCATCCACTTGAAAATCTGCCGGCTCGAAAGAGCAAATTTGAATTGGCGGGCGAACTCCTCAGGATGGTTTTTGATGACCCGGTACAAATTGACCAATTCGCCATTGATGTCGTTGATCACCTCGACCTTGGTCTGCTCCTTCAAGAAGTAGAGCGCGGCCGCACCGCAAAACGGCTCGACGTAGCATGTGTGCTCCGGGAATAGAGGGAGGATGTGTTTCGCAAGACGGCGCTTGCCGCCCAGCCACGGAATCAATGGGGTAGCAGTCATTTCAGGCTTTCCGGCGCTCACTGGCGTTCTGGTTGTGAGGCTCGACGGCCTTCAAATGGTTCAAGGCACCGCAACGCGGGCACTTGATGGAAATCTCGATATAACGGCCTGCGGCCAGCTTGCGGCCACACTGGCCACAACGAATGTCAGTCAAATTCATCTGCAAGTGGTGTCAAAAAACCCGATAAACTTGCCGCGCTTTCAGCGCTGAAAGTGGCAGCCTCGGGTTGACTTGCAGGCTAGGACTGCTGGTCAGCTGGCCCGGGCGGGTGCTCGTAACACCCTCCCGGTCGCTGTCTCTCTTTGTGTTGACCATGATCAGCGCCAACTGTGTGGCGCCATTAACCTAGCGGCCAGGCCACGCCTGATCCAGCGTCACCGCGTCGCTTGCGTGCTGGTCAGCTGCCTGCGCCACCGCTCGATATTCATCTGCGCACTGCTGGAATACGTCGAGTGCGGCATCGGCCGTGCGGCGATTGGCTTCTGCGGTGGCAGCGGACAGGCCGCGTCGTAGACTGGCGATTTCACCGCGCAACCCGTCAGTAGCCCGACCAGCAGCAGCGGCATCAGCCACCATCCTTTTCTCTCGTTCAGCAGCATCTTCCTGGGCCGTCATGATTTGTTCGCGCATGGCTGACTCTGCCGCCCGCGCATCGTTGATCTGTTTGTCACGCTCTGCCGACATGGCCAGCTTTTCGGCCTGCCAGCTTGATTGCTCATGCGTCGAGCCAGCACACCAACCTCCGATGAATACGGCCACCACCGCGGCTGCCACAATCCAGCTCCTCATACCTCCCTCCCTTCACACCGGGCCCGTTCCTCGGCCCGACGCTTGACCAGCCCAGGCAAGCGTTTCCCCCCTGCATAGACCCACCGATCAATCTCGGCGCATGCCCCAGCGTAATCGCCGGCATTCAGCTTCAGCACCAGCGTCGAACCGCAGAACGCTCCCGGCCCGATGTTGTAGGCCAAGGACACGTATGCATCGTATTCATGCTGATGAAGCGGCACGCGAACGCATTGTTTCAGCGCCCCCTCGAACTTCTGCACGTCGGTCAATGCCCGGGCCAGTGCCTTGGGCGGCGTGATGCGGTCACCCATCTTCACACCTTCGGTCGTGCCAAAGCCGATGGTCGGCACATCACCCGGTACCGGGATGTATGCCGTGTCACGGTAGCCCTCGTGCAGGGCAATGCCGACCAGCGCCGATGCTGACAACGTCAGGGCGGCGGCTATTTGTCGTGTACGCATGCCTGTCGCTCCGCTGTGCGTGACTCCCTGCGCCACTTGGCCAGCAGGTAAGCAACCTGCAAGATCAGGTACAGCACGGTCAGCCACTGGATCACATCTGCCACCGAGACACCGGACAGCACGGCAGCGGTAACGCTGACCGGTGGCGCTGCCTTGATTGCCTCCATGGCGGTTTCCCTGGGAAAAGCCATTACATGCTCCCTTCCGGCCAGCCAGGCACAAATGCCTCCAGCTGCTCGCGGCTCATATCCGCGATTTGCTGTTCCATCTGCAGCCGGCGCTGATAGATCTGTGCGCCACGCGCCGTGATGGCCTGCCACAGTGATTGCAGCTCAGGCAGAGTCATCGGCACGATCTGACAGTCTGCCGTCGCCCATTGCTCATTCGGCACGGCACCAGCGAGCAATACGTCACGGATGTCCTGCAGTGCCAGCGGAGTGGTCAGCCAGCGCTGGCCAGCATGTTTAATTCCGGCTGCGCGCTCACTGTTCTCCCAATGGGGAAGCATTGCCAATAGATCGGCTTTGATTTGCCGGATGTTCTCTGGATCATTTGCAATATAAATGAACTGGCCGTTCACAAACCTGTAATCATGCGGCGATTCAAAAACATTGGCGGGACATTCAATCGTTTCAAGGTAAGGCGTTTCAGAAATCACACGAGAAAGCCTGCCATCCCTGGTATCAAGAATTACACGAAAAACATTGCCTGACATATTAACCAACCTTGTAAATATTCACGCTTGAATAACTAAAATAAGCTTTGAAATACCTGCCAATTCCATATGTATTGGCAGTCGATGACCCCAAGGAAATTGTTTCTGAATTGTGCGGGGTCACAGAGATAGATGCTGTTCCATTATTATTCGTCCAGATAATATACAGACCTGCGCCCCAATTACCGTACAGGTCAACCGTGGTGTTGCCCGTATAGGAATGCACAAGTCTTGCACTTCCGGAAGCCGGCATTGACAAGGTGACATTGCCGCCTGCATCCGGCCCAACCCCATTTACTGTCGCCACTTTTGACTGGGCAATGGATATTGCACTCTGGACTGAACCAGACAATGACTGGGACAGGGCTGACAATTCCGTATCCGTTGCGTATTGCGGATGCGGATCCGGTTTGGCTTCATGGGCAGATACCAGGGTGTTTGCCGTTTCCGTGCTCTCGGCGGTAAACGCGGACATCAGGTCGGCCGGTGTTTTTCCTGCCAGTCTTTCAGAGTCGACAGCCGTTTCATCCTTGCCAAGCGACTGCTCAATGACCTCATTGATCTTTTCGACCACCGACTTGCCCGTCACCTGGCCGGTGACCGGCAGTTTTGCGGGTTTTGTCATGCCTTTCCCCCATAAAAAATCCCGGCTCATGGCCGGGGGATTCAATAACCCTGGGCGATCCAGTTGATCGCCCGTGACACGTAACCTGTTCCGCCCCGGATCCGTACCAAGAAGCCGGCCAGCGTGCTGCCGGTCAGCTCGACGACGTCACCCGCAGCGGCCTCGATGACGGTGACCAGCACGTTCGGCTGCTCCTCCCCGGACGGCCCGCCGTTGAACGGTGCCTGATACACCACTTCTAGCCCGTCGACCGGCACCTGAACATGCGTTCCCTGGTCCTGCCGGTCCGGCATGTCGACCAACCAGCTGAACGAATCGACCGCTGGTGTCACCAGCGGGTCACGGCTTTCCAGTTTCAGGCGCACGTCAAAGTGGCGGGCCACGGTCAGGCCCGGGACGTAGTCCCGCCAGTCGCTCCAGATCCCGTCATTGCCGGCCATGCGCAGCTGGGGAACGGCACGGATGAACGATGAGGCGGAGACGTCGGTGAAGTCACCGGCAGCGAGCACATCCATCATGGTCAGGACGTTGTCCGAGTGGCGTTCACCCCGTACGGACAGGTCGAACGCCAGCAGGCAATCCGCCTCGCGCCCGACGTCGACCGGCCTGTCTGTCCGGTAATACCCCATGCCGTCCGACCCGCCGTACCAGAGCACGTCCGGTTCGACCAGCACGTCCGGGCAGTCAGGCAGGCTGCCGGAGCCAGCCAGCACCAACTGGTGACCCCGCCTGTCGGCCTGACCGGACAGAGTACCGGCCCATGCAGGATGCTCGTTGCGTACGGCCATCACGTTGCGCACCAGGGTGCCTCCGGTGACGTCGATGCCGGCCGCCGGGCCGTAGACGATCTGGCCGGTCGGTGCCCGCCAGCGGGCTGCTACCCAGTAGTCACCGCTGCCCTGAGCCAGCATTTCGGTCAGCGGCGTGGTTCCGAGCAAGCGGCTGTTGTCCCAGTCGTCACCGGTCCGCACCTCGTATTCCGGATTGCGGTAATCGGTGACGCGCGACCAGACTAGCCACAGCAGCTTGTCACGGTAGATCGTGGTCAGCCCGGTAACGGCCGGCAGCCGTGACAAGTAGCCCTGTACGGTATGGCTCAGTGAAGTGGCCTGCCTTGGCCCGGTCAGCAGCCACGGCGTGACCGTGATGTCCAGCACGTCCCCGGTCTTTGCCGTCATCAGGCAGCGACGCTCCATTGCCTGCAAGCGGTGTGTGCCGGCACCGCGGACCTGCCAGGCCACCTCGACCGGCGTGGACACGACTTGTGACCAGCTCAGTGTCAGCGCCACTTCACCGGTCTGGATGTCGGCCTGGCCTTCGCTGATGCGCAGGTCAAAGACCGGCAGCGCAAACAGGGTGGTGTCCCGCGGCGGCACGTAATCGTAGAGCGAATCCTCGCAGGCGTAGTAGCCCGGATCGTCGTCAACCGCTGTCAGCCGGATGTTGTTGCCGTCATCCAGCGGTTCGACCGACACGATCTTGACGCGGCGTCCGGGCGTGGCCAGCGGGTCGTACATCCACGTCCAGTCCAGCGGCACATGGCCGGCATCCTCGTCCGGCAAGGCAATGCCCGGGCATGGTGGCCAGCGTGGCGGTCATGCAGTCTTCGGAGACTGCGCTGACCCGTACCGTGGCCATGTCCCCGTTCGGGTGTCTCAGCAGCATCCAGCCACTGGCAGGCGAGGGGATCGGCTGGTCCAGCCGGACCATCATGCCGCTGGACCCCTGCAACCGCCCGGACAGGCTCCATGCCGTCATGTCGTGGCTGAGCTGCACCACGTCACCGCGGTTGACCACCAGACCCTCGACATCGGTTTCCCATGACATGCGGCGGCGGTGATAAAGCTGGCTGGCGGCCAGCAGGTTGGCTTCCCGTCCGGCCATGCCGACGTCGGTGCAGCCTTCGAGCTGGAGTGTCACCGGATTGGACGGCATGGTGACACCCGGCACCACGGCGCGGACCTCGTCGGTCTGCCAGGTCTCCGGGTTCATGAACTGCACGATGACTTCGTCTGCCGTCTGGTCACCGGTGTATTCGACCCGGAACGATCCAGACCGGATGTTGAACGGAGCAAACACGCAGCTGACCGGGGCGTTGTCCACGTCCCACACCACCCCCAGCCGGCCGGTCTGCCATGTCGGCGATGCCCGGCCACAACGGGCGATGATGCCCAGCACCTCGGCAATCGACTTCTGTTGGTTGAGCACCAGGTTACAGGTCAGCTTCTTGTGGTCGCACCACGCTGCCCATGCCTTGATGGCCTCCAGATCAATCCGTGAATCGGGCAGGGCAGCGCCATACAGGCGCCGGCCGCCGGCATCATGCCGTCCGCGGGCGAACCACAGGAACCACCAGGCAGGGTTGCTGGTTGCCTGCGTTTCCCATTCCGACCCGGTCCAGACCGGACAGGCTGCGCTGGCGGTCACGTTGAGCTGGTCGATGGCGCCATTGAGCTGGGCAGTGGCCCGTACCTTCATCGCCAGCCGGTTGTGGCCGGCATAGTCACCGGCGTCCTCCTGATAGCTGCGCAGCTGGGAGACGGCGACCACGTTGCTTTCACGGTCAGCGGTAATGTCACCGGTGGTCTTGCGCAGCCGGACTTCGTACTGGCCCTTTGCGACCACGATCCGCAAGGTCTTGCGGGCCGGATTGCTGGCATTGGCGCCATACATCGGCACCAGGCTGGTCTGGTACGTGCGGATGACCCGATCCGGCGCCAGACCGCGGACATTGTTCTGCCGGTCCGGATCAATATCGCTGTAGGGACGCCAGCGCCAGATCACCTTGCTCCAGAAGTTGCCGTCGGCGCTTTCTCCATCACGGTGGGCGGTCGACGACAGGTTGCTGTCAAATCCTGACTGGATCCATACCTTTCGATACCTTTCCTCTCCGCGTGAGTAGTATCTCTCCTTCCCCCAATAGCCCTTCGACCAGTAGTAATCGTGCATGTCAGTCGACCACACCTCGCCGGCCGGCAGCCATGCGGCAGAACCGACAGCGCGATACTCGACTTCGACATTGGCCTGACGCTGTCCCATGGAGCCGTCGTCATGCATGAAGTACAGACGGGCTGCCAGTTCGATCTGGATCTCGACCGTGTCACGCGACAGCGTGCGGGTCTGCCAGCCGTCGGCACTGCGCAGGTCAAACCCGGCCACCGTGTCGACATTGCCGGCAATCAGGCTGAGCCGTCCGTCCGGGCCGGCGCGCTCGATCTGCACCTCGCTGAACGATCCGGCGGCCGTTTCACCGATCCGGATGTTGTCGATCAGCAGGTCAGGCTGCACGCCGAAGTGGAATGCCTGGTAGAGGTAGCTGTTGTCACCCCATTGCTCGGTATACGGCTGGCTGGCCAGATCCGGCACCATCTTGTGCCGGCCGATCACCAGCGGCATCGGCTCGTAGGCCCGGACGCTGTTGCGCCCGCCATTGAGCGCATACAGCGTGCCCTGCTGGTTGCTGGCGACCGTCGAGGTCTTTGGCCTGGGTGGCGGCAGCAGGGCGTTGATCAGCATGGAGCCGCCGATCAGGACGCCGGCCGTTGCCAGGCTGCCTGCGATTCCCGTTGCTGCCGCCCATGTACCGGTCAACGCATAGCCGGCGATGTATGGCGCAGTGATAGCCAGCGCAATCATAGCGATCGAACGCAGGATCTTGCCACCGCCTCCACCACCAGCCACCGCCTGCCGGACCACGATGTAGTCGCCGTCGATCACGCGGTAGCCGCGCCACAGGTCGGCCGGCAGTTCGCGGCCGTTGACGGTGACCGCCACCTTGCCGCGGGATAGCCGGACACCAGCCCGCACGACATAGCGGCCCAGCGTTTCGCCCGGTTCGAACGGCAGATGGCAGACCTCGCGCCCGTCACCGGTCAGCGGGTGCGGCAGGCTGACGAGATTCGGCGCGGCATTGTGCGTTACGTGATTGTTTTCCACCGGTAGAACCCTTCAACCTTGATGCCGGCCGGCGGCAGATCCCGCAGGCGCTGGCGAATCACCGCCCCGAAATCCTCGTCGGCATGCAACACCCACCACTCACCGGCCAGCCGGCAGGCCACCCCGATGTGTTGCAGCCGCCCGCGGCAGACCATCAGCACCGGATGACCGTCGACGGGCTCGGCCACCCGTTCGGCCAGCTCGTCACGATGGGCCTGTATCTGGGCCGAGCGGCCGAATGCCCCGTCACGGCGAACCGCAGGCACATTCACGGACAGCCCCAGGATTTCGCCGGCCACCTGCTGTGCCAGTGCCGCGCAGTCATGCGCGCCCGCCACATAGGGCACGCCGAGATAACGATCTGACCAGTGCATCAGAACACTCCCGGCGCCGTGCGCGGGTCGTAGCGGATCACCACGGCCGGCTGGTTCAGCGTATCAACGAACCCCAGCTCTCCGGTCACCGTGTACTGGTCGATCGCCAGCCCGGTCAGGTCCATCGTCAGCTCGTAGTCGATTACATCCGGCGTGCTGCGCAGCACCTGCAGGATGCGGCAGGTCGCCCCCTGGCCGCCGTGACTGGCCTCCAGCCATTGCGTCAGCTCCCGGCCGATGTTGTCGATCGACAGCTTCGCCCTGGGCGTCTGGCCCTCCACGTCATCCGGCAGCGAACAGGTGAACGGGCAGGCCTGGAACAGGTTGCCTTCAACCGTGATGTCCTGTGTGTCATTGACCACCCGCACAGGAATGACCAGGGCCGGGTGCCGGATCTCCAGCAGGGTCAGCAACGGTTCGTCTGCACAGGTGGCATTGAGGTTCGTGCGTGCGTGTGCCGAGTAAGTGCGCGGCATGGGTTGCTCCAGAAACGGGAAACCCGGCTCAGGGCCGGGTCATCCTGTGGTTTCGATCTGTACGCCGGCCCGCCACAACTGCGGCGAATCCGGCGTCCATTGCAGTTCACCGCCGACGAACCGGGCACGGACCGTCTTGCCGGCTACCGGGTCACGCCACGAAAACCAGCCGGCGCCACCGGCCAGCTCGTAGCGGAACCAGCGGTCCATCTGCCGTTTGGCTTCCAGCGACTCGACCAGCAGCACGGCTTGACGGGTCGTGACCGGCAGCGACCAGCGCGCCCGCTGCTTGGCCACACCAGCATCCATTTCTGTCCGCAGCACGCCGAATGACGGTTTTTCGCTGAATCCGTCAAGCAGGATCCTTGCGTAGTCAGGAAAGTCAGGAATCATGTCCTGCTCCCCAATGCCCGGCTGATCGGTCCGCCGCGACGGATGTCACTGAGGATGACTTGCTGGACATATTTCTCCCCGTCGAATTTCACCGGGCCGGCCTGGGCTGACACCGGCTGCGATGTCTGGTTCACCACCTCGACCGATACTGCCACCGGCTGGGCCGGCGCCGATGTGGCAGCCTTGCTGCTCCCCACCAGACCGCCGGTTGCGAAATGACCGGCATTCAGCCGGTCAAAAAATCCCTTCCCGTACTTGCTGACCGTGTCGGCCTTGATGACGTATTCGCCGTTACTCAGCCATGCCGGAATGCTGTCGCTGGTACCGGATCCCGGCCCGACAACGTGACCGCCCGTGGCAAACACGGAGCCCAGCAATTGCCCGTTATCAACGAGGTTGCCCGCTCCAAGGCTTCCGCCAAACAGGTTACCGATGATGCCGGCCAGCGGCCCGGTAATGCTGGCCTTCACCTGCATGCGGATCAGGTCGCGGATGATCGAGTCGGTCAGGTCGGCAAACGACAGCTTGCCGGTCCGGACGAATTCCGAAATGGAATCCTCCATGCCCTGAAAGGCGTGGGTAAAAATATCCCGAGTACTGTCCGCGGCATTGCGGGCGGCATCGGTGTAATTCTCCAGTGCCTTGCTCGCCCCGTTGGTCCAGTCCATGTTGGCAATGTCCAGCGAAGCGGCATGCCGCCTGAAATCCTCGACCATTGCCTCGCCAAGCGCGTTGAACCGGTCCAGCTGTAGCCGCTTCTGTTCCTCGGTCATGAACTGGAAGCCTTCCGACTCGCGGAAGTTGCGCTTGATTTCCTCGATCTTGTCCTCGATCGCGGTGATTTTTTGCAGCTCGGCCAGGTATTTGTCACCCCGGCCCACCGCGTCCAGCTCCCGTTCATAGCCCCGGTGGTTGGCGTCACGCTGGGACGCCAGCTGGTCGGCAATCCGCCGGGTTTCATCGTTCAGTTTGGCCAGAGCCGTTTTTTTCCGGATTTCCTCCTCAAGGCCGGCATTGATCTTCAGCCCTTCGCGGATTTCGTTTTCGCGGGAAAGCAGTGATTTTTGTGCATCGGTCAGCGCCGACTTGCGGTGCAATTCGTCCATTTGCTGGTTGAATTCCACCAGCTTCCGGGCCGATTCGGTCAAGTCACCCGGCATGGCCAGCTGCGCCCGGAGCGAAGCTGCTTTCTCGCTCAGGCCCAGCAGCATCTTTGTGGCCTCGTCATCCTGATAGGCCTTGGGCTTTTTGGCCGTTTCCTTGTACTTGTCGTTGATCAGGGCGACGTTTCGCTGGTACTGCTCTTCGTTGATGATCTTCCTGTCGAGAAACTTCTTCTGCTCGGCCAGTTCTGCGCTTTGCTGCTGTTTCCGGGTTTTGTTGGCACTGGCCCACTCGTCGTATGCAGTACGCAGGGCGATGCCCTCACGACGCTGTTTCTCTTTCTCGGCATCGCGCCGGGCATCCGTTGCAGACCGGCGCAGGTCGGATTCCAGTGCTTCGATCTGCAGGCGCAGATTGGCTTCGCTTTCTCCAGGCTTGCCGAAGCGCCCGCCTTGCGGCCCTCGGTTGCCGGACTCCAGTTTCGCCAGCTCTGAGCGCTTCGCCGCCAGTTGCTCGGCCACGGTCTGCTGCCGGCCAATGGCCAGCATTGCGTCACCCGCCTGTTTGACCGCGGACGTAATGCCCTGCCAGCCGCGCTCGATGAGTCCGAGATTGGCCTTCATTTCGGCGGTCCGCTCGGCCAGTTTGTCCGCGTAGGCATTCTGGGCCACGCTTGCCGCTTCAGCAGCCCGGCCTTGCTGCTGCAATGCCTTGATCTGGTCGTAGACCGATGCAGTCAGAAACCGCTCAGCTTCGTCCAGCTTCACAGCGGCCTTGAGCGGGTCTTTTTCAAGACCGGCAAACGCCTTGGCCGTGTCATCCACGCTTTTGCCAAGGAACTTGTAGGCATCGCTGGTAGCGGTCGCAAATTTCTCGATGCCGGCCGTGGATGTCACTCCGGCTGCCGCCAAGGCGGCAATGGATTCTGCTGCGGCAGCAGTCGTGCCGCTTACGTCCCCCATGCGGGCCGCCATCATGGCCATCTGGCTGGATGACAGACCGATGGCGTGGTTGGTATTCACCAGCGCCTTGATGTAGGCATCCTGCTCTTCGCTGCCCTTGTAGTAAGCGTATGAAACGGCCGCCACGGCGCCGGCAGTCAGCGTCAGCGGGTTGATCAGCCCGACCATATAGCCGCCAAGGGCTTTTGCTGCCGGGCCAATGCCGCCAAACATGTCCTTGAGCTGACCGCCCTGTTGCAGCATCACGGTCAGGGGCTGCTGGCCAGATGCCAGGGAAACGGCGATGTCCGTGAACTGTGCCGGCACGCCGCGCAAGGCAAAAGACATTTCCTTGGCCGACAGTCCGGTCCTGACGTGACTGGCGGAGACCTTGTCGAGCTGGTCCAGGTAGGGCTTGAGCGCATTGGCATCCAGCCCGCGCTGAGAGGCCAGGGCCTCGAAATACTGGCGGGTGTTGCGGCCGCCAGACTCCATTTCTGCCGTGACACGCTGGATCTGGGAGACGATGCTTTTGGTCGACATCTCGACACGCCGGGCCGCCGCATCGCCACCGGTACCGATTTTCTGGATGCCGGCCGCTGCCTGATCGCCAGAGCGGGACGCATTGGCTCCAAGTGTGTCGATGGAGCGTACTGCGCGATTGATGCCGGCCTCTACACCAGTCGCGTCGACCTCAACGGCAACAACGCCTTTTGCAATTTCGTCAGTCATGTCAGTCCAGAATGAAAAAACCCGCCAGCAGGCGGGTTCATGATGGGAATGCGGGAATAGTGACGGTTACAGACGCTCGGTGGCGGCGATGTAGGCCTCGTTTCGCTCACGCCGGCCGATTGATATGACTGTCACAAAGACCTCATTCCCGTCCACGCGGTAGACCAGCCGATAGCCGAGGCTACGCAGCTTGATCTTGTAGCAGTCCTTCATCCCGGACAGTTGTGCTGACGGCACACACGGATTGACGAGTCTCTCGGCCAGTTTCTTTTTGAGCTGTGCCTTGATTGACCCGTCAAGCCGGTTCCATTCAGCCAGTGCCAGTTCGTGAAAGCGCAGCTTATAGGTCGTCAAGGTTCACCTCGACAAACGGGCCGTTGGCGCGCTCTCGCGCCAGCTTCACGTCCTGCGCATCCTCCAGCCGGTCAAGAATGCTTTCAAACAGCTCTGCCGAGAGCAGGTAGGCGGCCGGCCGGTTGTGGTTGAGGATGGCAACCGGGCTGTTTCCTGCCTGCTCGATGATGGCAGAAGGACTGCGCTTCAGCTCGGTGACGCTTACCGTGACGTCGGCGTGGATGGCGTGCATATCGCCTCCTCAGGAGAAAATCAGCACTGATATTAGCACCTTTTATGGTGTTATTTGTTGCGGCAGCTATTCAAGCATCACTCCCAGACCAGGGGAGGTAACGATCCTGCCGTAGCGGGTGGTGGTATTGCCCAGTCACTTCTCGGCGTGGATGGCATCAAGTGCCTCGGCTTCCATGATCGCCACGTCGCGCTCGATCTCGTCGTACTCGTCATCAGTCAGGTTGAGCCGGTCCAGCTTGCGGTACAGTACGTTGTAATCCAGCCCGGTTGCGCCGCTCATGCCGATGCGCCATTGCGTCCGGAGCGACACGAACAGCTCGAACGAACGGGCGTTGTCAGGCCAGATTTCTACGCTCTGGTCTCCGATGTCCTCGGCGGTAAACCCGAAAGCAGCCAGTTCGTTGGCGGTCGGCCCCGGCTCGTAGAATGCCCGGGCCAACCGCCTCAGTTTCCCTCGCGGGCCAGCGCCAGTTCCCCGGCATAGGTTTTCAGGACGGACCCGGCGCTGCCGATGTAGTTCCGCACCAGCTTTTCGACGTTGTCACGGTCAAAGCGGTCCGCCAGCTCCCAGCCGCAGGCGCATTCCATGACGATGTCTGCATCATCCTTGCCTTTCAGCTCCTGCACGAACGCCTGGTACTGGTCGCGGTCCCGGTGGCGGAAGGTGAATTCGACCTGTTCGGTACCGGCGCCGGGCACGTGGATGCCGACTTTGGCGGTAAAGGTCGGGGTCGGGTTCAGGGTAAATCGGGTCATGTCTGTCTTTCTGATCAGGGTGCGTAGCGGACCGGCTTGGACAGCAGCGAGAACGTGGCCTTGCAGGCCATGACGTTGCCCTTGGTCATGGTCGGCGTTTCGTTGAAGCTGACGTAGCCGTAGTAGAGGATTTTCGAGCCGCTCGGGAACGTGGCCATGAAGGCATACGGCTTGCGCGAATCGGATGCCTGCTTGAGTGCCATGTAGCCGGCCATCGTCGGGTCATCGGCCACTTCCAGCGCGATCGACATCGGGCTGGCCTGGGTCGGGATCTGGCTTTCGAAGTCGTTCTCAAGGAACGAGTAGTTGGCGAACTGCATGTCGCCGCCGCTGGTGGAAGCGTTCAGTACCTGGGTGATCTGGATCCAGCTCGATACCGATGCGGCACTGCCGGCTCCTCCACCGGCCGGAAACAGGTTGGTGTCGGTGGTGTCGATGCCGTCCAGCTTGATCGAGTCGGTTGCGCTGCCGGTGGCCACGCGCACGATGCGCTCGTTGAGCTTCTGCCAGCCCGACTTGACGATCAGGTACGAGCTGGCGGCAAAGCCGTGCGCGGCGCAGCTGGCCACGGCCGGGCTGGCATTGGTGATGGCAGTGATCGGCTTTTCTGCGGTCACGGCCATGCCGAGCGCAAACGTCACGCCGTTCGGAAGGGATACAGCCATGTTGGTGTCCTCTTGACGTAAAAAAACCCGCCGGGGCGGGTGATGTAGGTCGGGGGCGGATCAGGCGTCACCCCAGATGATGAAATCCTGCATGGATCCACGCAGGTTGGCGTCGTCGGTTCTGGCCGCGGCACCTCCTTGCGATTCGGCCAGTACCGGTGGGGCCGATAGCGTTGCCGCGATCTGGCGCATCAGCATGCTGGCCTGCTGGCGGGTATCGGCCCAGACCTCGATCTGGAACCGGACGCCCAGCTGGTCTGCCGTATCGCCGTCGACAAACACGACATCGGTGCCGCCGACCTGCTGCCAGATAGCGTAGGGGCGTAGCGTACCGAGCGGCGCGAAGTCGGGGAACAGCCGGCCGGCGCACAGGGGCGACACGGCAGCCACCAGCTTTTCTTCAGGGCTGGCCATTGAGTACCTCCCTGACGCGCTCGGCAAAGCGATCCTTGCCACGCTGCAATGCCTGCTTGATCCTGGCATCGTAGGCGGTGCGGATATACGGTCTGGCCGGGTGTTTGCGTGGTGTGTCGAGTGGCTGGTAATACGCCTGCTTGACCGCCAGCGGTGCCCTGGTGCCGGGAGGCTTCTTGCCGCGGGCCTCCGGCCGCACCAGTGTCACCCAGCGACCGTCAGGCAACTGGCGGACCCTGAAATACTGCGTCCAGCCGTATTCGATCAGGTGCCAGTGCGGTGCCTTGCGCTTGCGCGGTCCGACCAGGTAGATGTGCCTGCCGTTCACGCTGCGTGCATCGTCATGCCAGCGGTAGATGCTGTCCTTGAGCGCCCCCTGATCCACCGGCACACGCTCGCGCATCTCGTCGTACAGCACCAGTGCCGCCTGGTGTGCGGCAGGACGGGCACACTTGTCCTGCAAGTCTTGCCCGAACTGGGCAACCCTGTCCTTGAGCGCATCAGAATCGAAAGAAATGCGAACTGTGCTCATGGTGACTCCTTGACGGTCAGGTCGGTGTGGGCAAGTGCTGGCAGGACGGCCGTAATGTCATAGGGCTTGCCGGCGATCAGCAGCCGGTGCGCCGTGGTGACATCGCGTTTCCGGATCCGCACGCTGGCCGTTGCCGTGGCCGTTTCGGCGCCTGACTTGATGGCCTCGACGCCGGACAGGAAGCGCACATGTGCCCACAGCAGCGCCACGTCTGCCCAACCTTCCAGTGGCTGTCCCCATGCATCGGTTCCCGCTTCACGAGACTGGAGAACCACACGGTCGCGCAGCTTGCCGGCGTTCATGTGTAGGTTCTCCACGGGTCGAGCAGGCCGTCACAAACCGAGCGCGGCAGCTCGGTTTGCTGTCCCTGCACGAGGGTTTCCCGGTTGGCGTACAGGGTGCCGATGGTCAGCAGCATCCATTGCCGGATCGATGCCGGCACGTCCCCGGCAGGCCAGTCCGTCGAGAACACACGACCGGTTTCATGCTCTGCCAGCTCGCGGGCGGCAATGATGAGGGAACCGATCAGCGCGTCCTCATCGGTGTGATCGACGCGCAGGTGCAGCCTGGCTTCTTCCAGCGTGACGGGTTCAGCCATGCGCGTCTCCGTCAGCCTTGCGGTTGGTCTGCGGCGGCCTGTTCTTCGTCCTGCACCTGCCTGGTGAGGTCGATGGCCTTGCCACCGGATTCCAGCGCCGCCGTGACCGCTTCGGCATTGCTGTCGAGGCTGTCGGCACAGGCCCTGGCGTCCTTGTCGGCAAGGGTGACCACATCGTTCGGTTGCAGGCGGGTGCCGGAAAATGTGAAAGCGGCCAGCACACGGGCCTTGATGGTTTTCTGAGCCATGTCTGTCTCCTTGCGCCCGGGTTGTCCGGGCGCGTCGTGTGATGGTTAGGTGGCGCTGTTCTGGTAAGCCTTGACCGCGCCGCCGACATCGATCAGGTTGCCGCCGGAGCGGCAGAACGCCACGAAGCCGACCTGACCCTTGAGCGTGTAGGCGCTGTCGGTCATGCGGAACAGGGTCACGTCCATCACGTCGCGGATCTTGTACTTGCTGAAATCACCGAACAGGACCGACTTCTTGCTCGCATCCATCGGTTCCATGTTCTGGTTGATGGCGATTTCGCGGCCCAGCAGTCGATCCGGGGCACCGCCCGGATTGCCCTGTTCGTAGCCCGGCACGAAGATCGGTCGGCCTTGCGCGTCCTTGATCTTGCGCACCACTTTCAGCGAATCGTCGTGCAGCATGAAGCGTGCGCCGTTGCGGTATACCGGGTCGACGCTGTGTTCGAGGTCGACCAGATCTTCGTAGGTGATGATCTTAGACTGGCCGGTTGCCCCGGCCTTGCCGACACCGGCGGCGGTGACGATGCCACGCGGCTGGCCGGTACCGGTGCCCAGCGTATGATGGCGGTTCTGGATGCGCCACAGGCGCAGGCGCAGCACTTCGCGCACATAGGCTTCCACGTCGAACATGCTGTCTTGCAGCAGCTCGAACGGCAGCGCGATGGATTTCGAGCTGTATTTCTGCACGTCCAGCGACGCCTGGCCGAAGGTGGTGTCGAGGGCAGTTACGGTCGTGTTCTGACCGACGATTTCGCCTTCCTCCGCGGTGGCATCAGCGGTCGGGAACAGCATCTGGGCGCCGGTGCCGGTGGTGATCTGGCTGGCCACGGCACGGACACCGCCCATTTGCTTCATGGCTTCGATCAGCGAGCGAGAAAACTCGGTGGCCACCGTGTAGCCGCCTTCGGAGCCGGTCGTGGTCGACATGGCAGCGCGAATGTCCGGGTTCTGACGGGCGAACATCGCATTGCGCTGCTCTTGCGACAGGGCCGACAGGCCACCGGTCAGCATGGCGCGCAGCGCGGCGGATTCGTTGCTGATGTCTGCCGGGTTGCGGGTCGCAGTGTTCAGTGCGGTTTCGTGCTCGTTCTGCTCGCCCGCCATCTGGATCAGGCGGTTTTCGCGGGCAATTTCTGCGTCGATGGCCTCGATTTCGGCCAGCACGGCGTCCAGCTTCTCGCCCTCGGTCGCCGGCATGCGCTGGTCGGCCGGATAGCGGTTGTTCAGTTCCTGGGCTTCGCGGGCCTTGGCGTTGCGGGCCTCGCGCAGTTGAGCCAGTTTGCTCATGGGTTTCCTTTCGGGAATGAAAAAACCCGCCATGCGGCGGGTCGGGTGGGGTGCGCGAGTGCGCGTTACAGGCGGGCAGCGATCTGCACCCGCTGCCTCTGGCGGGCGCGATGGTCGTCGCTCAGGGTGGTTTCGGGATCAGGATCAGGGGCCGGATCGTCATGCCGGGCAGCCGGCATCGCGGGGGCGTGTGCGTAGGCTGACAGGTTCCATTCGGCCCTGGCCTCGGTTTCGGCCAGCTTGTCGGCAAAGCCGTACTCGACGGCCTCGTCAGCAGTGAACCAGGTTTCATCGGCCATCCAGCCGTTGATGGTTTCCACGTCCTTGCCGGTGCGATCGGCGTAGGTCTGGGCCAGAGTGCCGTCAATCTTCGCCAGCAGCCCGGCCTCTTTGGCCAGATCGTCTGCGTTGCCGGCCGTCCACGTCCACGCCTTGTGGATCATGAACATGGCGCCCTTGTTCATCACGATCTCGTCACCGGCCATGGCGATGAAGGTCGCGGCACTAGCGGCAATGCCGTCTATGTGAACGACGATGCGCGCCTTGTGCTCACGCAGCGCCTGCTCCATCGCCCGGGCGGCAAAGACGCTGCCGCCGGGTGAGTTGATGCGCAGGTGGATCGTGCCGGCATCGATGCCGCGCACGGCCTTGACGAAGGCCTCCGGGGCGACGCCGCCGTACCAGTCCGCTTCTTCCTGGCTGGAAACGATGGCGTCGTACAGGAAGATTTCTGCTTCGTCGCCGCCTTGTTTGGCGAGGACTTCGAATTTCCGCGCCGCTGCCTTGCGGTTATCCGCGAGCAGCTTGTTCAGTCGGCTTGCCATCGGCTGCCCCTTCGTTCGGTTTCAGGTTGCCGTTTTCCGGCAGGTTTTCCAGCTTGCGTACCTCGTTGACGTCCATCCACGGCTGTTCACCGGCCCGGCCCAGCGCGATGCGGTAGGCCTCGTAGCGGGTCTTGAGGTCGGCCCGCTCCAGCGCGGCGTTGATGTGCTCGACGAAGTATTTCTGCCGCACCGGCCACAGCTTGCGGTTCAGCTCCTGTGCGATCGGTGTCAGGTGGCGCTGCAAGGTGTAGCGCACGAAGCCGATGCCCTGGCTCTCGATGCCGCTGCCCCAGCTCGTCGTCTTGTCGGTGTGGCCGACCATGTGCGGCGGCACCCCGAAAATCCGGCAGATTTCCTCGACCGTGAACAGCCGTGTGGCCAGCACTTCGGCGTCCTTGCTGTTGACCGACAATTGGGCGGGAGCCAACCCGCCATCAAGGATCAACGGTCCGCGTCCTCCGTTCTGGATCCGGCCCAACAGCGAGGCACGCAAGAGATCCAGCTGATCCTTCTTCAGTTTGGCGTCGGTCTTGAGCGCATAGTCGAAGTTGCCGCCGCCGGCGAAGAACCGCCCGGTGTAGTGCTGTCCAGCCAGTGCGGTGCCAATGGCCTCGCGTGCGGCGTAAGTGATCGGACTCGGACTGCGTAGCCCGTCAAACCCCAGGCTTGGCAGATGCAGGATGTCGGAACTGTCCAGCGTGTAGGCCGGCTCGCCCTCCGGGGAAACCCGGTAGAGCACACGACCGTCTTTCTTGAACGGGTCGACGCTCAGCGGGTGCAACGGCTCCCAGCCGATGATGCGGTTACTGGCCGGACCGGGCCGGAGCAGCCGGGCGAAGCCGTCACCGTAGAACAGCTTGGCGCTGATCAGGTATTCCCATGCGGCCGAGCTGGTCCAGTTGTCGCTGGCCTGCTCGTTGAACAGGAACCAGTAGGGATGATCGGCCTTGCTGCGGCCGTTCTCGCCGCGCTCGTAGATGCCAACGGGCAGCGTGGCAATCGCGCCGGCAATCAGGCCGACGCAGGCATAGACCGCTGACACGCGCATGGCGCTGTCAGTCGTCACGCTCTCGCCGCTCGACGTGCGCCAGGCAGCTCCGAGCAGGTTTGCCAGTTCGCCGGATGACAGCGTGCCGGATTCGACGGTGTTTTCGCCGAGAGCCACGATGCCGGCGCGTTCTGCCGCACCTTGCCGGCTGGCAATCCAGTCGCCCAGCACGCGAGAGCCGTATTCGCTGGTGTTGATGGTCAGAGTCGTGTTCATAGGGTGTAGATACTCGGCCCGCCTTGGGCTTCCGGGTTAAGGGCCATCAGCTGCACCGCATTGAACAGCGCCATCAGCGGGTCGATCTTGGCCGTGCCGCTGGTCTGCTTGGTGATCAGCAATGCATTTCCACGCGGCTCGACCTTGGCATTGCCGACGCACCACAACATCATTGGCGCGCCGTCATGGACGAGGATGCCCTCGGCCAGCTTGCGTTCGGTGGTCTTGATCGAGCCGCCCAGCCGCCAGCCCTGCGAAATACCGATGATCTTGTCTTGCGGAACGCCCGTTGCCAGCAGGGCGTCGAGAATGGCGCCGATGCCGGCCGGGTCGAGCCCGACCTTGTCCAGCAGGCCGTAGTCCTCGACCATCGCGACCATTTCGGCCAGCTCGCGCACGTCGTCGCCGATGTTCTCGACGATGGTCAGGTGACCGTCGCGGGCGAAGTCATGCAGCTTGCTGGCTTCGCTCTTGCGCCGTTCCAGCACGCTGCGGTGCGCCCATGCGTGATGCACGGCCAGCCATTCGCCCGTGTCGGCATCGCGGCCAACGGCAGAGAAGCCCAGCAAGTCGTCCAGCCCGCCTCCATCGATGCCGATCGTCACCACTTCGGCACGTTCGATCAGGGTTTCGAGTGTCAACCCGGGGAGCTCCTGCTGCTCCCAGAAGTCAGCCCCGGCCCAGCGTCCGGCACGCAGGTTCAGGCCGATCTCGACGTTGAGATGCTTGGCGAGGAACTGCTGAAAGGTGCCGTCTGTCTTGGTCAGGTTCTTGCGCAGCTGGTCTTCCAGCCATTCGGCGCTGACCGAGCGTCCGAGGTTCGGATTGGTGAGGTAGAAGCACTCGGGCCGCAGGTAGTCCTTGGCCTCGATCATGTCGGGCGGGAATTCGTACAGGATGCCAAGCGTCTTGCGGTCGGCAATCTTGCCGTCGCGCACATCGCGCCAGTAGTCGAGCTTTTCCTTGAACACGCCGGCCGGCTGTTCGTCGCTCTGCGTGGTCAGGAAGATGACCCAGCCTTCGTCACGCGATACCTGTCCGCCAAGTGCTTCGAGGAACATGGCCTCGGCGTTGGCACGCTTGCCAAAGAGCCACAGCTCGTCGACCAGGATCTTGCCGGACTTCTTGCCCGACACCGTGTCGGTATCCGCCGCGACGACTTTCAGGCTGTTGCGGTTTACCCGGTGGGTGATGGTACGGATGTGGTCCTGGATCAGGAACAGGGCTGACAGTTCATCGTCGGCTCGGATCATGCCGGCGGCCGGCTTGAAGCTGTTGTCAGCGACTTCCTTGGTTGGCGCCAGGATCAGGTGTTCCTCTTCCTCGCGCCAGCACAGGATCAAGGCCGTCAGCATGATGCCGGCGGCGATGGTCGATTTGGTGTTCTTCTTCGAGATCAGCAGTCCGTATTCGCGGATCATCTGCCGGCCGGTGTCGGCCTCGTAGCCGCCAAAGATGGCGCGCACGAAGTCAAACACCCACTCCTCCGAGCATTCGCCGAAAGTCGGCTTGCCCGGGAGGTCGACGACGCGCAGCTCCCTGAAGATCGACAGCGCCTCTTCGGCGGTGTCGGCAAAGATCGGCGGCGGAATGATCGAGCGCCGCGACTTGAGCCGGTCAGCCCAGTCGGGACATGCGGTTGTCCATTCCATCATTTATCCCCGACGACACGCAGGGGAGGGCGGCCAGCTGCGAACTTGCTCGCGACCTTCTCGGCATCCTCCAGCCTGGATTGCTTCTTGCCCTTGCTCTCGCTCATCCTGAGCTTTGCCGACAGCAGTGCTTTGGCCGCATCGACGCGGATACGGGCGTCCGCGCTCTTGTCGTTCATTACCGATTCAAGGAATGACTCAGGGGTGCCATGCGCGTCATTTACGGTCAAACACTCAGGGGCTTTGGGTGGCCGGCCAGCACCAGGCCGAGCGCCACCGCTTCGCCCTTTGGCTCCAGCCATTGGTGACTCCATTTGATTTATTTGAATTCGGGAATTTTTTCTGCGCGTGGGGGAACGTGCGGTCTAGAAGCCGGGGCACTCCAAGGTTTTGCCCCCCCCCTCGCCATCAATAGCCTGGTCGACCAGTCCCGTTACCGTTACCGGGACAAGCTGGAGCGGCTAGGAATTTTTCGGTTTCAAACAGAGAAATTAACCGCAGGCCTTGGAGCTCCGGCAGAGAAGATGAAGAACAAGCCCTAAGTTCAATTGAGGGCATCAGCAATTGCACGTCTCTTGGATGACGATGAGAAGGGGCCTGTCTATCTGACAGACCGGGCCTTCGATTGCTGGCCGATCCGCCCGGTGCGACTTAAATGAATTTTCTCGGAGCGGAGCTGCCGACCCCATTGCTGCTTACCGCCTGGCTGTGCGCACGATGCACATGGGATCACGGTCCATGCCTGATTCAATCGCGCACCTTGCATCAATCGGGTCGGCGCCGTTTGCGATTGCCTCGGCAATAACATGGTGACGGTTCATCGTGCATGCCACCGGAGACATGGCGACAATGGCCAGCAGGACAAACCCGGCAATGGTTACAACCTCATCCTTCATTCCTCGCGCTCCTCTCGTTGTTTTGCCCCGCTATGGCACGACGCGCACAGCGGCTGCCAGTTCGAGCTATCCCAGAACAGGCGCTGGTCGCCCCTGTGAGGGTTGATGTGGTCGACTACCGTTGCCGCTACCGTCAGCCCCTCGGCCAAACACATCACGCACAGGGGATGCCTGCGCAGGAATGAGGCGCGGGCCTTGCGCCACTGGTGACCATAGCCACGCTCGACAGCGGTCATGCCAGAGGTGCGCCAGCTACTGTCAGCCATTACGGCCACGCGCTCTGATCTAGCCACGGCGATACGCGGCTTCATCATGGTCAGCTTCGACACAGGGTTGCTCCAGAAATAAGAAACCCGGCTCAGGGCCGGGTCAGGAGAGGGGCAGGGAAGGCTGTATTCGTTCAGCAACCTGCATGACGTGCTGCGTCAAAACAGACTTTCGCTGCTTGTGGTCGTTCAGCCCTCGTCCACACAGGCTGGCAAAGCGCTGCTGGTCGTCCAGTTCGGCCTTGGCCTCATACCACTCCGCCATCAGCGAGCGATTGGCCTTGTCCTGTGTCTCGATACGTTCGAGCTGATCCAGTACCCAGCGGCGGAATGCTTGCCCCTTGGCCGTGCGGGCGAACATGCCTAGCAGATGGGCACCCCTCAGGCTGAACAGGCGCATTTCTATCGGAGGAACTCCATACCCCAAACTGAGGCACCGAATTTCGGTCGTCATGGATGACGTAAATTCTGCCGTATGGCGTGCGTAGATTTGCCCGATCTTGTTCGTACGGGCATATCCAAGCGCACGCGCTATATCTGCCGACTTCAGCCATAGCCGGCCTTCATGCTCGATCAGTTGCAGAGGCTGGTTCTCAAACGTCAGTTTGTTCATGGTCAATCTCACAAGGTAATAGGCCATGCGGCCAACAAAAAAGCCCCACGGTACGAACCGTGAGGCCAGAAAAGCAAAAACCCCGCATCATGGCGGGGCTGTCGGGTGTCTTGTCATGGCGGACGCAACTCGACCACCACAGCGTCAATATACCTGATCCCCGTAGATATTGGGGTTTATGGGGTCAAGCTTTATATATAAATTGCTTAGATTGGCGTCTTTTACTCTCGTCAAAGCGCAAGATCATGAAAGCGATATTGCCGTCCTCGTTCATTGACGGTACCGACAAGGCGCAAAGCATCAGCGTCTGAACAGCCTTGCTGCCTGAGGACGGCATACAGCTGGTAGAACTCTCCTTTGAGGTTGCCGGCAAAAATGCCAGGATCGTCTGAGCCGAGAGACACCATGATCGGCGTGTCTCCTTCCCGCTCATAACCGGGAATGCCCATCCAGCGCAGGGCGTGGTGCTCATCAAAGCGCTGGTATTGGCTGATGCGCACATTACTGCTGGGTAGGGTTTCGATGACGACCCGCCGCTCGGCCACATAGCTCATCAAGGCTTGCTGCAATCGCAGGTACAAGTTTGGTGTGAATAGTGCGTCTTGCGTGTCGATGCTGATAAGAGATTCGCTGCGTTGCCAGAGCTCGCGGTCACTCTGCCACCTCCAGAGGAGCGACAGGGCCTCTTTGTCTTGCTCATTTGCTTCACTGACCAAGCGAGCTTCTTCTCGCAAACTGTCTACTAACGAGGCAGAAGTCCAGTCCCAGTGCTGGTCACGCTGTAGCGAGGCCACAAACCCCATATGTAACCCACGCAGGGCCATGACTCGTTCGAATAACCTGGCTGAGATGGAATTCTTGAAAACCTGTGGCAACAAGCACTCAAGTTCACATTCAACCAGATAGGCCTGAGCGGTGGTATCCGGCAGCTTGCGCAACAATCGCCAAGCAGCCAGAAGATCCAGCAGTCGCTCGCTGCGCTTCAGGTACAGCGTGCAGGGCATGCGTTCCAGCCAGAGCTCGGGCTTGATACCAAGGGCTATGCCGTGGCCGATGCGTGCTCCATCGCGAAGCTCTAGCAGTTCCAGTGCGTCCAGCATGTGGCGCAGGCCGGTCAACAGATGCGGAAAATCTTCGCCGACATGGAAGCTGCGATGCCCAAGTCCGGCGCGTGCAGCTTGGCGGAAAATACTGGCAAACACTTCCGGTGGTGCATGCAGCTCGTTGGCAGCCCCATCAACACCGCGGACCCAGCGATGCAGCCTTGGATACCGTTTTAGCGTCAAGCGCATCTGGGCCATCTGTGCTTCCAGCTCGCGACGTAGCGGATAATGGCGGTAGGGACCGGCTTTCTTGGAGTTCCAGTCCCAGTCCTTTTTGATGAAATGGGCCACCAAGACTAGTTGTTGGCGCTGTGGCCATCGCACATCAGCACTTGTGCACACGCTGTCCAAGACTTCGAGAACACTGGTCAGGGAGGTCTTTTTAGCCTCCATTTGTTCGGGCAAGCCCTCCTGCAGGTACTCCAGATAATCCCGCAGAATGGCAAGCAGTAAGTCGGCGTTTTTGTCGGCAGTGGCCTTGGGAGCGAACCGTCCTTCCAGATAAGCACTCTGGCTGCGCTGTGGGTGAGGCCCGTGTATGTCATTGAGCCGTTGACGATAGCGCTTTTCTGCAGTACTTCGCAGTTCGGTATGGGTGTACTTTTGGAACTGGTCGAAGCCGTACAGCTCTTCTCCCTGCACCATCAGGGCGCGGTACTGGTGCTGCAGCAACAGGTATAAGTGCAGCATGCGATCCACCCGCTGGGGCCGCGTGTGTTGGCACAGCAACTGTGTCATCCATTCCAACTCGGCTGCCAGGGTCTCTGTACTGAGGGGGTTGTGAAGCGGATTGAACGCTCGGGGCAGCGTGGGAGCTGGGGCCCGTTTCTGCCAGCCACGCAGGTCATCTGCACACCATGGCAGCGGAGAGGCTTCCGACGAAGGGTTTTGTGCAAAATGGACCAGCCAGCCTCGCAATTGGCGCGCCAGCATCAGGTCATGCCGAAACTGGGTCGGATTGAAGTTGGCGTCGTGGAGGCGTGCTAGTTCGAGCACCTTGTCACCGGCTGCACTGCGTTGTGCAGCTTGCCACAGGTCGCTGAATTGCTTAGTGGCTCGATCAGGCCGAGCCATGGCACTTAACCAGCATTGCTCGGCAAAGCTGCTGCCGTTCAGGTGTAAATGGCTTTCATGTAAGCCTTCCCGACTGATGTAGTCCTCCACCGCACTATCGCGTGGTGTGATGCAAGGCAAGGGAAGCTGCTGGGCGCGGCCAGGCAACCGCTCTGTTAGCAAATCTGCAGCCAGGTGTCCGCCCCTTCCCACGTGCATCGCACGCATGGCCGCAATGATGGGCAGGCCGCTTACGCGGCTCAAGACGCTTTGTTGCCATTCACCGAATAGATCCAGCCGTACGTGCACGTGGCCGTGCTGTACTTCAAGATAATGCGTGGCCAGCAGGCGTAATGCGGCTGTGGCCAACATTCCATCCTTGAGGCCTTGAGCTTGCGCTTCCTTGAAGCTCAGGTCGAACACGTGGTCCGGCAAGCGCGCTAGCCAAGGCTGGTTGCCAAGGTAAAGGTGCTGGCGTAGATCGCGCTCGTCCAGAGAACTGGACCAGTCGTGGCTTAGCAAGTGCTGTCTGAGCAATGGGCTGCTTAAAGTGCGGCAACACAGCAAGGATAACGTGGAGGCTGCAGTATGCATCGGTTAGCACGCCCCTGTGATGAATGAAGCGCCGGTAAGTACCTTGCGGCTGGATGGATTGAGCCTGGGCATTATCACGAACTGGACACCGTCGTCTCTGCCATTTGCTTCCAAACCTCGGCGTTGCACAGCATGGTATTCATCAATACTCAGGGAAATTTTGGCTTCCTGCAGTCTTATGTTTAGAATTTTTGTGAATAGATTTGACGTGATTTTATTGTCATTCTTTTTATTTTTATCGTCATCCTTTTTACCGTCATCCTTTTTACCGTCATCCTTTTTACCGTCATCCTGCATGATCAAGCCAAGTATGAGGGGGCTCGTGGCGATCATGAAAGTCAGTGGTGCAATGGTTGGAGAAACATACGGATGCGTATTGGCTGAATCGCCATTGGTGGAGGAAATGCTCTGATTTATGCTGGGTGAATCTCCGTCGATGGAGCCCGCAGTTAGGGCAAAGCCGGACATTTTATTATTGGGTATCACATCACTTAACGGGTTTTTGAATTTATTGATTACAATAGCGGCACTTGTTCTGGGGTTCTTCCTGTTCAACTTGCCACGCACCGCACCACGATCCTGATAGTGATAATCGACTTCTTCAACGAGACAAGCGTTAATTAGCGCCCATGCGAACAATTCCATGGCTTTGCCACAACGCTGCTCATCGGATGAACTTAAACGCATGGCAGCCGAAATATTGTCCAGACTGAAATGCAGGCGGTTCCAGATCTTACCCATCAGTACGGCAGAAGGGTGGAAATGTTTTTTCATCTGTTGGCAGGCATCCAGCCAATTATTTATTTGTGTTACTAGGTTTGCGAGTCCCTCTAACAAGGGGTCGTCGTCATTGCTGATCTCGCTGATCTCCAAATCTCCATCTTTATAGATATCATCTTCCCACTTTGGCATCGATACAGTCTGAATGCTTGAAATCTTATTCAACTGTCTGAGAATCTCATCTTTGCGACCATTAGGGTCGTTAATATCCAATAGATTAGAAATCAGGCCCAGGATATTGAAAATAGAAAGATAGCGACGGGTATTGCTAGGGCCTTTCACAGCCGACTGACTGAATGCAATGGCAGGGTGGCTTGACTGATAATTTTGAAACGCTGCGCTTAAATTGGCATCGAAAGTGGAAACTTCTGCATTCGTTTTTTTTGAGACCCGCACGCCAATAATACCTTGATGCAATTGCAAGCCTTTACTGGTACTTGCACCGATCAGTGCAGCCGTGGCGTGCAATGCCCAGTTAAGTGCGTTGTCTTGGCGGCCGACCGACAAATACTGTTTAACCTTACGCTGCAGTTCGCCTTCACCTGGTCTACTCTCCTTGACTGTCACCAGTTGCAGAATACTGCTACTGCCAGCCATGCTTACCATGTAAGTGATGGCCTTGGCTGGATCGTTTTCACATAATCGGGCTACGTCTGCTGCCAAGGATGTGTAGGCATGACGCAGCTTGGTATTGCGCGACTGCGGCCGTAGGTAGATAGCGGTATCTGGTTCTCCATCCAATTGGCACAAGTCAAATGCGGCATCGATAACAGCATGCAGGTCTCCTTCTGCAATACTCTCCACATCGATGTCGTGTTGGTAGAGGCTACTCAACGCGGCACCTCGCAAGGCTGAGGAAGCTGCTTCACGTGCCATAGCCTCATTGTCGACGCGCAACTGGTAGTAATAAGACAAGAGCTGCAGCACGGAGCGAACCGGCTGCTTCAATACATGTTCGCGGAACAAGTCCAAGTCATGTCTGTCCCGAAGGCGCAGCCCTTCTGTGGCGATGGCATCGATCGCTTCCAGTAAGTGGACTGCGTCTTCACCCCCTGATCTTCTGACGATGAAAGCAGGAGCGAGGGAGTCTTCTGGCTTGCTACTTTTTCGCATTCTTTCGATCAAGGTGTGCAAGGTTTTCAGTTGCACCCGTCGATGGATGGGGAAAAGCTTGAGTAGGTACTGCTCTTCCAGATGCCCCACCATACGGGTTTGCTGATTCTTGCGGTCATCGGAAAAGCCTTTGCTGTCATTAGCAAAGTCTTGCTGGAAGTGGTTTTGTACCAGCAGCGAGTACATTTCCATGTCGCCAGTGACGAGCACCACCAACTGGGGGGTGTCAAGGTACTTGCGTATGCATTCAAGCACCTCAATAGCATTGGAAAACTTGGTATCCGCGTCATCGATGGCAACCAACAAAGCGTGGGTTTGATAGGTATTGCAGACCAGGTTGATGGTTTGGTGTAACAGCCGACGCAGGCGTTGGCTGTCAGCCGCTCGATCCAAACCGTAATCCAGGAATAATTCGGCATCCAGGTCTTTTAGGTTGTCCGTTTTGGAAACGAAGAGCTGTAGGCCTCCGGCCATCTGCTTGAAGATCTCTCTGAACTTTTCGCGCTGACTTTCCCAATCTGACCCACGTTGAGGGCAACTATCCATCAAATATTTCAGATGCTTTAGAATGTGCAATAGCACGATTTCGCTGGACTCGATGCGGCTTGGGTCCAGATACAACAAAGGCTTTACGGATGCGGCATCGCCAATCAGATTTTCGCCAAAATACTTGTAAGTGAAATCCAGAAAAGTGGATTTGCCTGCGCCTCGGGTTCCGTCAATGAAGTAGGTCAGGCCGCTACCGGGAGGGTAGAGCTCGTTTGTATTTACGCTCGCAGTCTGGCTCTTGAGGAGGTGGGTTTTAGTACTCGTTTGCCCGAGATCTTTGGTGATCTGCTGCCTAAGTGTCTGAAAGGCCTCAAGCTGAATCAACCCGGTTACTGAGCCAATTGGGTTGTTGTAATTGCTAGAACTTAGGTCAATTTCAATAGTGTTCTTATGCATAAATTTTTCGATTTGGCATGTTTATTTTGCCATATGATATCGTATTGACATTGCTCATGACTCACTAATTTCAGAGTCTGATGTATGTCAAATTGTGAGAAAGCCCTGGCTTAGCCGGAGCTGCTCTATCACTGCCCAAGCACACGCCGCTCCACCGTCCGGTAATACTCATCACAGTGGCTACGTAGCTTTTTCAAACTGCCAATGAACATGCCGATCTCGTGCCAGCTATCAAACACTCGCGGGGCAATGGGCGCATTCAGCAACCGTAGCGGTGGCTCCAGCTCGCGCAGGGTGTCACGCATCATGTCTACCATGCAGAACACGCCGTGCAGGTGATGGACTTCGCCTGCGGTCAGCAGGTAGCTGCCGGGCTCGACTTTGGCTCTGCGCGTGGAGGAGTAGGCTCCGGTTTTGCGGATCGCTGGTAGCACCTCGGAGGTGACCCACTTCTTGAAGCGCTTGGCTTCGGGCTTGCGACTGCGAAGGATAAGTGAGTACAGGCCCGATTCGTTGACGATGGTTACTTCCACTTCGCGGTCGAACGATTCATGCTGGTTGTTTGAGGATACGCGCACAATGTGCGCCCCTCTTTCATCATCATCCAGCATGCGTGCTGCATCCCGGCCGCGAGAGAAGGCGAGGGCTTCGGTAACATCATTGAGGACGAACCAAATCTCGCCATCACGGTAGATGGTGCGGACAGAATGGGATTCGAACGAGAAAACAGCTGGTGCGGCGGGCGCACCTTGAGCATGAGATTGAGTGGCCATAATGGCCTCCTATGTGCGGACTCTGTTTTTCCGCTGCCCGCTGCTAAACGGGGTGAGGCGGAACCGTGCGGGTTAGCAGACCGGACATAGGAACCGGCAGGACTTGCGCCCTCCCGCACGGCCCGCCCCATTGAAGGCGTGACCATGCAACGGACACAAAAATACCGCTCTCGCGGCGGTGTCCGCCTATGAATCCGGGCTGCTAAACCCGGCCGCGCTATTGAACGCGACGGAGGCAAAGATAGCCCGGAAGGTTTTAAAAGTCAAAACCCACACAAACGCCCGTGGGCGCGTTTTTAAAACGCAGATGCTCATGGGTTGCTGGTAAGTTACTTCGACGTGTTCTAACCATGCTGCCGTGCCGGGAATCGCTATTCGACAGCTGACCCCTGCGTGCTCTTCTGCTGGAACAGATCACTGGGCGGAACGTAGAAATAGGCCCGGGCCCGCTTCGGCCCCTTGCCTGGTTTGGCTCGTACCTCGCAGCCGATCTTGCCTTGCGTGCGCAGCCAGACCAGTGTCGGCATCAGGTACGGACCCGGATATTCCCCACCAAGTGCCGTGACAATCTCGTTCAGGAACAGCGGCCGTGGCGAGTCCATCAGCACCCACAGGATCTGCCGGGCAATGCTGGGACTGGCAGGCTTCCCCGTCATGCGGCCACCCGATGGTTTTCCCGCCAGAGCCGGCCGAACCGGAGTGTGGCGGCCAGTAGCACGGTGTCGAACCCTCGGGCCGACATGCCGAGGCGTCGGGCCACGGCCTCATTCGTCAGGGCAGGGAAGTAAACGTGCCGGGCCTGCAATGCCTGGCGCTCCGCGGCCGGCATGGTGGTCACCAGCTTTTCCACCAGTTCGCCGATCCTCTGGTCGTAGCGGAACCGGAATCGCTTTTCGGCATCCACCTCGAACACGTAGCGGGCTGGATCATCCATGCAGCGGTGCTCAATCGACACGCACGACTGACTCCGGTTGCCGGGATCGACGGCCCATTTGGCCCAGTGGGCGAGGGCGGCTGCAGGTTCAATCATGGTCACCTCCCATCTGCCGGACAACGACGGTCACGCCCGGGGTCTGGGCATAGCGCTTGCGCAGCATGACGCCGCAGGCCTGCACGTCATCCACCCAGACCACGCCGTTCATGCCGTCGAAAACTGCCTTGAGCACGTTGTCCGCATCGGGCTTCTTCGTTGGCAACACCTGACCGGCGAGGGCCGCGGCCTGTTTCTTCTTCGACCAGCTTGCCGGGACAGCCAGACGGATCATCAGCGACACGTCGACAGGGCCGTCAATCAGCGGTCGCCCGCCCATGGCCTGCCGGGCGCTCAAGGCAATCAGGCCTTCATAGCTGGCGGTTTTTTCAGGCGTATACATCCGGGCGAACTTCCCTCCACGGGTGGATACCTTGGGCCGGCCCTTGCCGACTGGGGTGCCGGGTACTTCAAAACGAACGATGGTCATGCCACTACCCTGCATTCAATTATCGAGGCGCCCTCAAACGCAGTAGCCTTGCGTTTCCACACGACACTGCGACCGCGAGAAAGGGTGTAATGAAACTTGATCGAGCGCTTCAGAGGCAGATTCTTGCGGATCTGGCAGAGATATTCCCAGACTACATGGGGCTTGAGCTTTATCAGGAAAAGTACTTTCCGTTGGGAGATCCCATGTTTGCGGCAAACGTCCTTTACCTTGAAATGCATGGACTCATGGTCGGAGGCTCCATAACTCGTGCCTACTCTGGCGAGTACGTGATTAACTTGGGAAAAGTACAAATCAGTCACAAAGGTCTCGATTTCGTTCAGGACGATGGCGGTCTCGGAGCCATTCTTGGTGTCACGACAGTCAGGCTGCATGCGGACACCATTCGCGACTTGATCGAAATGAAGGTGGCGGAATCTGATGCCAGCCCAGAAGAGAAGAAACGGTTCATTGACCATCTGCGCGCCCTGCCATCAGAAGGTTTAAAACACCTGACAACGCGTCTGGTTGACTTGGCTTTGGACAGCGCGCCGTCAGCACTTCCACTGCTTCAAAAACTGCTTTCCCCCTAACGTTGATTCGATGGGCGAACACGATCCAGCCGATGTGCTCGCCATGGCCATTACACATGGTCAACCGGAACCCGCCAGGCCCGACGTGATTTCTCTCGTCAACGGCCAGCATCAGACGCTCACCGGATTTTTGGGATTCGAGCCAGCATTCGATACCGTCGATGGTCATGCCACGCCCTCCTGGTTTCCGCTGGCGCTGCCACGAGACATGCCGAGCCGTGAGAGCAGGGCGTCGCTGACGGGCAGGCCGTACCGGGTGCGCACCGCATGGGCGTACTGGAGCGAGATGCACGGGTAGCTGGCCGGCGCCTTGTTGATTGGCTCGGTCCAGCTCAGGTCGAGGCCGTCCGGATACTGCTGGCCATCCTGCGACTGCTTCCGGGCCTGCTCCCGGGCTTCGGACAGCATCCGCGACACCTCGGCTTCGGATCGGGTGGTCTTGCCCGGGGCCGGGAGGGACTGTTCCCGTGGTACGGCCACCGGGATCGGCTTGTCCGCATCCGCTGCAGCCTGTTCCCAGGCAGCACGCCAGCGTCCGGCCAGCTCACGCCAGCCCAGATGCAGCATGTCGCCTCCGACGCGCTGGGCCGCCCAGAAATGCCGGGGGCTTGGCCAGGTTTCCTGCTGGCCTGCATGGCGCCGGACCATCTGGTCGGCCGCATCGTAGAACGCCGGCTCGGGATCGCTGTTGGCCTGCGGGCGGCAGGCTCTCAGGAATTGCGGCAGACTGGGCGGCATCTCGTGCCGACGGCGGCATACGGCCAGGCCCGTGGCGATTTCCTGTGGGGTGATTCCCTCATCGCTGAACGCCTCGGCCCATGCGGCCCGCCAGTTTGCGAGGGAGCTTTCGACCCGGAAGCTGGCCCGCCAGAGGTTCGGGTACATGCCCTCCAGGCGGTTGAACAAGTGGTCCATCAGCGACAACCCTTCGAGCTTCGCCAATGGCTCAAGCCAGACGCTGGCATTGCCCCTCGATAGTGGCGTGAACGGTGCGTTCATCACGATCTCCATGGCTGTTGCGGTTACGGTTGACGAATTCGGACGGGTCGAATGGCGGATTCTTTCCGCCGCCCCGATCTGCGGCCTGCTGCGTCACTTCGCGCAGCAGCGTGTCGAGAAATCCGGCGTTGACCGGCTGGGCGCTTTGCTGGTCAGCCCGCCGTCGTTGGGCGAGATCCAGCGCGGTCAGCAACTGCGCATCGCTGATTCCCTCGGCAGCCCATGCCAGCACCCTCGGATCCTGGGCCTGCAGCGCAGCACCCCGCTTGCGCAGCATCGCGGTGATTTCGTTGGCCCGGGCCTTGTTCGGATCAGCCCGGTTGGCAGGCGGCGGCGGATCGGGATCCGGCACCCCCTCATGGTGAGTACCTGCAATGCCGCCTATACCCTCTGGTGTTTGGTGTCTGGTGTCTGGTGACTGGAGAGCATTCCCGTCGCTATGCGTTCGCATTGCGATGTCTTGCCCGGTGGCACTGCGTTCGCAATCCGTGTGGATTTCGTCAGGATTCAATTCGGAATGCGGCTGCGGCTCCTGCTTTTCAGCTTCGGCACTGCGGTCGGGCTGCGCAGCAGGCTTTTTCCACCGTGCGTTCGCACTGTTGCGGGCTTTTTCCTGCTTTATCCGGTACCGCTCGATTTCATCGTCACAACGATGGTTGTGCCAGCCGTCTTCCTGCAGGCAGAAGAACTCTTCCAGAACCATGACGACCGCTTCACGTTCTTCGTCGGTTCTGGCGCCCACCAGTCGTTGCACGGTCTTCATGTCGGCCGGCAAGGGTTTTTCGGTGGCGTAGTACTTCCTGATCAGGCGGCTGTAGACCGCGTCCTCGAGGAGGCTGAGATGGGAGGTTGCCTCGGCGTAATCGCCGATGTGGTGCTCGTAGTAGTTCATGCCGCATCACCCATCCACCCGGCGCAGCATCCCGACGGTTGCAGAAAGCAGGTGCCGTAACTCGATGGCGATCTGTTTCCGCTCTCCCGGACTGATTTGCTCGCCCCATTCGCTGTCGGGGTGCTCGGCCTCGTCGATCTTGTGGCCAACGTGTCCGCATTCGGCCGTCAGGCGACAAAACTCGCGGGCAAGATCCTTCATGCTGATGTCGCCAGAGGGCAGGGCAACGGTCGTCCGGTTGCACAGGGCCGCGAGGGCATCCGCAATAGCGGGATCCTGCGTCCGGTCGGTGATCTCGGCGGCCTCTTCCAGCGTCAGCTGGTTGCTGTCGTAATTCGGGTTCAGCTTGTTGGCCAGCGTGGTCGGGTTCTTGCCCATGACCGTGGCCAGCCCGGCGATGCCGTTGTGGAACCGCTTGGCCAGCATCTGGGCCGCAGCCGTGACGTGTGCGTAGGCTCCCATGACTAGCCTGCCTTTCTCATGGGGACGGCGGCATCGTGAGTTGATACGCTGATGTCACAACAGAGATTTTCATCAATCGGATAAAGATCAGGACGAATTTCCTCCCGACGTATTCCTGATATGCGCTCAACCTCAAGCACCCGTTCAGCCGGGACGATGCCGGTACGACACCACCGTTGAACCGCTTGTGGCCGGCACCCCAGTGCCCGGGCGAGGGCAGATTGACTACCTGCGGCCTCGGCTGCGCGTTGAATTGCACTGTTACGCATGTTCGACCTATTTGGTTTTTTACAACCAAATATTACAACCACAGCACAACCAACGACAACCAAAATTTGCAATGACGGCTACAACAACCGCTTGTAGGCTTGCTGTATGAACGAAATCGGTAAACGCATCGCAGAAGCGAGAACATCAAAAGGCCTGAACCAGTCTGAACTGGCCAGGCTGGTCGGTGTTTCGCCTCAAGCAGTTCAGAAATGGGAGTCTGGTGGCGCACCCAAGGGGGCTCGCATTCAGGCGGTTGCGTCAGCATTGGGGACTACGGTTGAGTACCTCCTGACGGGATCCAGTGGAGGTGCTCCCGCAAAAACGGTTTGTCCTGACTGCAACGTGGACCCGGGGCCTGATATTCGAGGCATGGTTCCTCTCATTTCATGGGTTCAAGCAGGAAACTGGGGAGAGGTTGTAGACAACTTCGCGCCCAATGATGCAGAGGAATGGCTTCCTTGCATAAGGAAGATGGGGCCGCATGCATTTGCTCTTCGCGTTCGTGGTGACTCGATGGAGCGCAAGTACCAAGATGGAGACATCATCTTCGTCGACCCGGATGTTTGCCCATCGAATGGCCGGAACGTCGTGGTGCGCATGGATGATGAGAACACTGCAACCTTCAAACATCTGGTGATTGATGAGGCGGGCAACAAATTTTTGAAGCCTCTTAACCCGGATTGGCCTGGGCCAAAAATCATGCAAATTAACGGTAATGCCCGTATTTGTGGTGTGGTCGTAGGGAAGTGGGTGCCTGAATAGCCTTGACGGCATCTCTGCATGGGTAGGCCACATTCCCGATGTACCAGTCAGAATCGAAGCCCTGCAAGCAGGGCTTTTTTGCACTCATTTGGACAACTAATAGTTGTAAACAACAAAGAATGGTTGTAACCTCCGTTTGTGCTTGATTACAACCGGAGTTTGAAATGAATCCAAAGCCTTCTTGTATCGCCACGGCATCACCATCTGCGGTCAAACGGATCTCTTTGTTGATCACCCGCCTGCGTTACGCCTTGGCCCAGCGCCGGGTTGTGCGCCTTGGTGTCCAGAAATTCCGTGTCGCAACCGACGCCGAGCGCGAAAAGCGGGCCATCCGCGACGCAGCCGAGGCCTACTGCCGGCAGATCGACCGAGATTCCCGTGTCCTGTTCGAGCAACTGTCCTACGAGCTGGATGAAGCATACCGGTACCGGCAGGTCCTGAAAGAGCAGCTGGGCATGAGTGCCCCCGTACAGCTGCACGAGATCAGCACGGGTGAAGCCATCGCCAATGCCGTTATGTCCCGGCGCCAGGGGCAGCCGTCATGAACACCATCATCACGATCCGCGCCAGCTCGCTGGCTGAACTGTTCGATTGCCCTGCCAGATGGGCGGCCAAACATCTGCTCGGTATGCGCCTGCCGTCATCCGGCGCCGCCCGGCTCGGTACCGCGGTGCATGCCGGTACCGCCCTGTTTGACCAGTCCCGGCTGGATGGCCATCCGCTGACTGCCGACGAAGCGGCCGGCGCCCTGGTCGATGCCTTGCACGGCAAGGATGACGCCGAGGGCAACGGGGAGGTCGACTGGGGCGACACCGATCCGCGCTCGGCCGAGAAGATCGGGCTGGCGCTGCATGCCCGGTACTGCGCCGACATTGCCCCGCATCAGGACTACACGGGCGTCGAAGTCTCATGCGAGAGACTGGAAATCACGGACCTGGGCATTGCACTGACCGGTACCACCGACCGTATCCGCATGCTGCCGGATGGCCAGCTCGGCATTGTCGACCTCAAGACCGGGGGCAGGGCAGTGGGCAGTGATGGCACCGCAGTGACCCAGGGGCACGGGCCGCAGATGGGCGTGTACGAGCTGATCGCCGAATTTGCCGTCGGCCAGCCCCTGACCGCGCCGGCCCAGATCATCGGCCTGCAGACCGGCAAGACGGCCAGTACCCAGCGTGTCGGTACCGGGGAAATCCACGGCGCCCGGGATGCACTGCTCGGTGATGAAGAGCGGCCCGGCCTGCTCCAGCACGCCAGCCGGCTGATCCACTCCGGATCCTTCTACGGCAATCCGAAATCCGTCCTCTGCTCGGCCAGGTATTGCCCGGCCCACGCGACCTGCAAGTTCAAAGGCTAATCAGGAGAACCATCGAAATGAATCAAGTCGCCAGTATCCAAGCGCTTCGGCAGCCACCCCCGGCTGAAATGCAGATGCCACAGGTCAGCGTCGGCCTTACCAACCTGCAAGGCTTCGAGCTTGCCCAGCGCGCTGCCAAGCTGCTGGCCAGCTCGACGCTGGTTCCCAAGGAGTACCAGGGCAACCTGCCCAACTGCGTGATCGCCCTGAACATGGCCCAGCGCGTCGGTGCCGACCCGCTGATGGTGATGCAGAACCTCGTCATCGTGCATGGCCGCCCGACCTGGTCGGCGCAGTTCCTGATTGCCACCGTCAACACCTGCGGCCGGTTCAGCGCGCTGCGTTTCGAGTTCTTCGGCGAGCGCAACACTGACGAATGGGGCTGCCGTGCCTGGGCGATCGAGAAAGCTACCGGCGAAAAGCTGGTGGGCTCGGACGTGACCATAGGTATCGCCAAGAAAGAGGGCTGGTACGGCAAGAACGGGAGCAAATGGCAGTCGATCCCTCAGCAGATGCTGATGTACCGGGCCGGCGGCTGGTGGACCCGCGCCTTTGCCCCGGAACTGTCGATGGGCCTGCAGACTGCCGACGAAGCCGGCGACATCTACGACGCCACCCCGGACGCCTCCGGCACCTACTCGGTGAGCATGGATGACCTGCACCGCACCGAGGCCAGTATCGAGCAGCAAGCCGCACAGGAGGCACCGGCCGCGGCTGCACCGATGGATGTCGATCCCCGGACAGGCGAGGTGATTGGCAATGACGAGGCAGATCACAGCCCTGATGAGCTGGGCCTGCAGGATGCGCTGGCCGCCATCAAGGAGGGTGATCTGGTGCTTGCCCAGGACATTGCCCGCGGGCTCAGTGAAACCGACCGGGCGATTGTCGACCAGGCCATCGAGAACAAGCGGACCACTCGCCGGCGGCCTGCCGCTGGACTGGATCTGGAGTGACCGGAATGTGCATGACCAACAAGCGGGTCGACCAGATGTTTTCCGAGCCCAGGTTCCGGCAATTGCTGACCGACGCAGATACCAATGCCAAAGCTGACTGGGACCGTACGTTCGTCGATGACCTGACTGACCGGTTCAGTCACTACGGCATGGGGATGTACCTGAGCCCGCTGCAGCGACACCACCTTGAACGCATCGCTGAAACCCACTGATCCGAGAAGAACATGACCAGCTACCACGACATCCCTGCGCTGCTGCGCGCCAGCGGCGAACTGACGGCCAGCGAGATTGCCACCCGGATGCAGATCGACACGGACGATGCCCTGCACCTGCTGTCCCAGCACCTCAATGCCGGAGAAGTTGAACGCCTCTGCCGCGGTACCGGCCGGCCACCGGTGTACGCCGCTATGGGCACACCGGTACTCACGGCCAAGACCAACGGGCAAACCCGGGCCAAACCCGTCCGGATCAAGGCGCCGCGCCGACGAGCCTTCTCGCCGGTCAACCTGCACGGCTTTCACGCCAAGGCCGACGGCACCGTCACGCTGTTCCTTGACCGCCGTCTGAGCGCCAGCAGCATCACCTTCACCGCGGACCAGCTCCGCAAAATGGCCGCCGACGCAGAGCGGGCAGCCGTCTGACCTGAAAGGACCAACACCATGAATGCCCCTCTCGATTTTCGCCAGATGACTGCCGACACCGTTGGCAGGGACTTGCTGCAAGCCCTGCTGATGGAACTGCGGCTGCTGCCGGAGCCGTGGCCGAAGCTCTCCAAGGCCCGGCAGGACGACGTGATCGACCGCCTGCGTGCCCGCGTCGAAACCAGCATCAAGATGGCCGTGCATCTGCTGGCCTCTGAAGGTCGCACCGTTGTGGCCGGTGGCCTTGACCAGATCACGATCAAGGACGGAGTGAAGGCCGTCGTGAAATTCAGCCCGAATGCCGAGAACCTGCACGAGCTGTATGACGTGGCCGGCAAGTCCGTACTGGTGGTGGTGGCCGATGCAGGCAACCACACCGGAGGCATGGACGAGGTGGCCGGAGAGCCGGACCAGCGTGTCATGGACCTTGGTCACGAGTACCACGACAACGACGGTGGCGGCATGGATGGGCCGGCCGCGAGCAGTAACGTGATTGATGCCGAACCGGCCACCGGGCAGATGCCACCCGCCTTGCCCGCTCCGGACGAAGTCACGATCACCGATCTTGAGCGTGATCAGGCATGGGAAAACGGCTGGCGTGCGGCAGAGGCCGGCGAGCCGGAAAGCGCCTGCCCGGTACAGGCCGGCGAGCTGTGCATCCAGTGGGTCAAGGGCTGGAAAGCCTGGCATGAACAGCAGGAAGAGGAGCGGGCCGGGCGGGAGGCCGCCACCGCAAGACGAGAGTCCACTATCCGATTCCGCCATCCGCAGAATCAGGACATGACCTGGTCGGGGCGTGGCCGCAAACCGGCATGGGTGCAGGAGTGGCTCGACGAGGGCGGTTCGCTTGCAGACCTGGATGTGAGCAACGACGACCAGCAGGCCGCCTGACAACAGCATGCCGGGGCCACGAAACCGTGGTCCCGGCTGAAGGATGACCCCATGAACAAACTGATCATCATCATCGCCGTCGAGGATCCGGTATCCCGCGGTTACGTCGAACGCCTGCAGCGTGTGAACAGCGAGCGGCGCGGCCGGGTTAGCTATCTGGAAGAACGCCATGCCGATGCCAATGAAGAGGTGCATCAGCTCAAGGAAAACCTCATGGAGCTGGGCCGCCAGAACATCGCGCTTGCGGCCGAGGCCGAGTCGGCCCGGTTCGATGCGGAGCAGCTTGATGCCGCGAACGCCCGCATCCGTGAACTGGAAGCTGCGCTGGCCGTTTCGAAGTTGCCGGCCAACAGCCGGGCCACCGTCATCCAGCTGGTGCAGGAGGCCGCATGAGCAAGCCATTCGCAAGGCTGTTTGAGACCGAGAACGGGCAAATTCTGGTGAAGGTCGATTCTGACCAGGACGGCGTGCCGGAAGTACGTTTCTACACCAGTCCGCCCGGGCTCGGCGTCTGTTCATCCTCCTTCTTGTTTGAGGACTCGGATAGTGGATGGGAACGTGCAAGGAAGTTTTTCGACACGGTGGACAAGGAACTGGCCATCGATGCCACCAAAGCCATCTTTGGCATGGCCCGGGAACTGACAGGAGAAGCAGCATGAAACTCACCCGGATCGAAGTACAGAATTTCCAGGGGCTGCGCAGCGCCCGGCTGGCCCTGACGACCCCTGTCACCCTGATTGCCGGCCGGAACGGGGCAGGGAAGTCCAGCCTGCTCGAGGCCGTCCGCATGGCCATGTCCGGTGACCCGGTACGGGTGGCCAGAAAGAAAGACTGCGTCCAGCTGGTCACCGATGGCCACAAGGCCGGCATGGTACGGGTCGAATTTGCCGACGGGCGCTTTGCCACCGTGGCATTGCCGGACGGCAAGGTGAACCGGCATGGCCAGATCGTCGAAGACCCCGACAAGGCCCGTGCCGCGCTGCCCTATGTCCTTGATGCGCCCCTGTTCTCGCAGGCCGGGCAGGATGCCCGCCGGGAACTGCTCTTTGCCCTGACCGGATGTTCGGCCTCGGCAGATGAAGTACAGCAACGACTCATCAGCCGCGGTGCAGATCCGGCCCGGGTCCAGGCGGTCTTGCCTCTCTTGCGCAGTGACTTTGACACCGCCGAGAAAGCCGCCCGGACCCGGGCGACCGAAGCCAAAGGCGCCTGGCGTGCCGTCACGGGCGAAACCTATGGCGAGAAGAAGGCGGAATTGTGGGCGCCTTCGTCCGTGCCGCAGGTGGAAGAAACCGGGCTGCTGGCCATCGAGCAGGAGCTCGATGTCGTCGACGGAGAAATCGCTGCGGCCCAGCAACGTCTGGGTGCCATGCAGGCAGAACGCAAGGCCCGTCAGGACGCTATCGGCCAGCGCGCAACGCTGGAAGAACGCGCCGGCCGCCTCGAGCGGATCCGGGTCAAGCTGGCTGCTGATGAAGCCGAGCTGGCCGACTGGGCCGCCAGGGTTGCCGGTGCAACAGCGGGGGCCGGCACCCATCGCAACGGGACCGTGCATGACCTGGCCCGCGCACTGAATGGCCTGATCGACGAAGCGCAGCCGCTCGGGATTGATCGCCCGGCCTATCAGGAAGCACTGAATGCAATGGATGCCTATGAGCGGGAATACGGGCCGCCGGGATCCGCTGCAGGTGATGCAGGTGATGCAGCAGCTGCCCGGCTGCCGGAATACCGGCAGTCACACGACCTGATGGCCCGGGCCGTTGCCAACGACCGGCGCGACCTGGCCGCAGCCGAAGCAGCGGCAGCACAGCTGGCAGCCCTGGGCGAAGGTGCCGGCCAGGAGATCACCAGCGAGGATCTGGACTGCCAACAGGCCCGGGTGACCGAGCTGACAGATCGCCGCAGGCAACTGGCTGATGAACTGGCCAGCCTGCGCAACAGTCAGCGCACGGCAGCCGAAGCCGGCCGCAAGACTACCGATGCCGCCCGGCACCATGCCGATGTGCAGGGCTGGTTGCTGATTGCCGATGCACTGGCCCCCGGCGGCATCCAGGCCGAGCTGCTGTCCCGGGCGCTGGAACCGGTCAACCGGCTGCTGAAGAGCCGCAGCGATATTGCCGGCTGGCCGGTCGTGCAGGTGGGGGCCGGGATGGAAATCACTGCCGGCGGCCGGGCCCGTGCGCTGCTTTCAGAATCAGAACGCTGGCGTGCGGACGTGCTGCTTGCCATCGTCATCGCCGAGCTGTCCGGGCTGCGCATCCTGCTGGTTGACCGGTTCGACGTGCTGGACCTTGGCGGACGCAGCGAGCTAATCACCCTGCTGGACGAACTGACCTACGACGGCGGGATTGCTGCCCTCGAGACGGTGATTGTCAGCGGCACCCTGAAACAGGCGCCGGCCAGCCTGCCTGACACGATGCAGGCGGTCTGGATGGATGGCGGCACGGCAAAGACGATTGCAGGCGAACAGGAAAGGATTGCGGCATGA